CGCCGTGCCTCTCCCCGCCAGGCCTCTCCCCGCCAGCCGTTCCCTGCCTCGCCACGCCGTGCCACGCCCTGCCCCGCCCGGCCATGCCCCGCCCGGCCATGCCCGGCCGCGCCTGCCGTCCGCTAACTCAATCGATCTTCAACGCTCGGCGCATCGTGCCCGTTCCCGCGCACGTTGCCCGAGTCCACCTCGACACCCCGCACATTGACCTCCTCATCGAACCAGGCGAGCAGCTCCTCGGTCTCGCGGTCGTAGGGCACGGCTTCCTGCATGTCCTGGATCTGCGACTGGCGGCCGATCTTCATGACCCGCTTCCAGTTCGGATCCTTCGCGTCGACGATGTCGAACTGCCCGTAGTTGCCAGAGCCCTTCTGAGGCCGCCAGTCGCCGATCCCCTGGATCAGGCCGGCGGTCGCCAGCAGGTTCGAGAGCACCGTCGCGTTCAGCAGTGGATTGATATAGCTGATCGAAATCTGGCAGGCCCACTCCGGCACGATCGCGCGGGTCCGGATGTCCGGCGTGCGATTCATGTCGGCCGAGCGAGTGACGGACATGAACATCCGAACGTTGCCGTGAATCGCAATTCGCTCGCCCTCGACCCACATCAAGCGCCCCAGCTGCGCCTTCGTTGCGCCCGGGACGTCAACGCCAGTCGCACAGATCGCCTTCTTGAAGGCCGTCGCCAGGTGCTGCACATACGTCGCCGCCTGTTCCGACGGATCCAGATAGGGCGAGTCGATGAACTCCTGCCGGGGATGGTGCTTGAGTGATCTCGCCTTTTCGGCCGTGCTCTTCCGTCCTTTCGGCATCAGCAGCTCGTGCTTCGCCTTTTCGCTCATGCGGTTCAGGATCAGCGGCGTCCGGCCCAGGACGCAGTACGTCAGCCGGCTCTCTTTCACGGGGACGATATCGATCGTCTGCTCTTTCTTCGTTGCCATGTTATGGCCTCCTTGTACGCCCTGGCCCAATGCCAGGGCTTGTCAAAAATAGTTATCGAGCTACCAGTCGTACTTCCCGGTCCCCTGGTGCCCGTGCTCGTTCATGTGGATCGCGCCGGCGCACAGGCAGATCGCGTATCCGACCAGAAACAGCTCATAGGCGCTCATGCCGCTGCCTCAGCGGAAAAATTGAAGTACAACTGCCCGGTGCTCATCGCCAGTTGCGATGCCTGCATCACCTCAATCGAGTGATGGCCGTGCCTTCTGGCAATCTCGTCGAACCAACCGAAGTGACGATCGTGCGGCCGGATCTTGAGCTTCGGGCGCCCGACCGTGTCGGCCTTCGGCTGTCCGTTGTCGTCGATCACCCGCTGCAGGTGGTGGAGCTCGTGATCCAACAGTGCGTTCGACTGCTCCCTGGTGAGACCCGAGTAGCTGTAGCGGTCGACCGTGACGATCGCGTCGGCAAGCCCTGCGGCCCGGTCGCGGGCCGATGTGATCTTCATCGTCGCGATCGCCGGATAGCCCTTCTCAGTCAGCACGTGCTCGTTCTCATCGGAGAAGACGAACAGCGCCGTCACCGTCACACCCTCGAGTTCCGGGTAGTGCAGCGAGCGAAGCTTGTTGAGGCGACCGCAAACGTCGTCACTCGCGATCTCATAGCGCTTGGCCATCAGCTGAGCTCGACGGCCAGCCCTTCGACCGCGGCGGCCCGCGAGTCGTCACTGACGGCGAACGGCAGCACGGCGGCAATACCGCGGACATCGCCGTCGGTGATGACAACCGCACGAGCCTCATAGTCGCCGAAGTCGAGCTCGTCCTGGGCAAACTCGGTCGCGGTCCCCTCGGCCATGCCGAGCACGGTCCATTCTTCGATCCCGACGACGCGAAGCGCGATCTCCGTGGCAACGATGGCGGCCGGATCGAGCGCGCCGCCAGCCTGGCGGGTTGTCGGCAGGGTGAAAGTGAAAAGCGCATTCTTCATGGCATCGACCTCGACTGAAAAGTGGAGCACGGGAGTAGCGGGTGCCGGTCCGGGTGCGGGATCGACATCCCGGCCAAGAATCCGGCGGAGGAACCGCTCGATCGCATCGAGCAAGCGGTGAAGGAAGGCCAACACGTCATTCGCACCTCGCATAGACGACGGCGGGTTCGACGTTGCCGGCCCAGGCGACGAGCTCGCGCGGAACGGCGAAGAACAGATCGCCGCTTGCGACGATGGCCTGGGTCGCGATGCAGATCGTCCCGGCCGGCACGGTGCCGACCGGAAGCATCACCGCGCGATTCGTTTGCGGCACAAAGTCGTACACTGTGAATGGGCCGTCCGGTTGAACGGTCACAGCGCCAGGCGGGCGCGGATCCGCGAGCGCAATGCAACCGACCGTCGTCTTCGTCGCCAGATTCGAAAGCATGCTCTCGAGTCCCTGGGCTTTGTGCGCCGTCACCGCGAAGAACCATTGCGCCGCGCCGAGATCGTCGACGATGTAACTGGTCAGCGATGCATTCTCGAGCGTGACCGAATTCGACAAGTCGTCGACGGCCAGTCCCCAGTACACGCGGAAGCCGGCTAAATCGGTCAAGGGTGTGCCGTCAGTATTCTCGGTTGGCGGTTGCCAGGTCAGCGTCGCGGAGCAGGTTTGCGCGAAGGCGCCCTGGGCGAAGAATGCCAGTCCAGCGACGACGAAGATCAGCGCGCGGATCATGGTGCCGCTACCGTAGTTGGCGGCAGCTGCAGATAGCCGAGCAGTTGCTTCTCCGCATCGGCGAAACCGAACCAGATCATGCAGCGATACCCCATGAGCTCGTGGCGGCGCAAGATGGCCAGCTGGTCGGCATCCGGCTTCTGTCCATCCTCGTGCTTGAGTTCGGCCAGAAGACCGAAGAAACCGCCGCGCGGGAGGTTGAGCTGGTAGTCCGGCCAGCCCGCGCGTACGCCCTGCCCTTGCAGGATCGCCGCCTCCTTGGCATTGCGTGCGCCGCCGTTCGGTATGTGGACGAAGAAGTCGGCGACCTTGATGCGCCCGCGTGCACCATGCTCAACGACGAGTGTATCGACCCAACGGACGATCTGCCGGCCGGCCTCCTCCTCACGGTAACGCGGACGGTGTGATCGGTGCGCGGAGCTAAGGCCGCCGATGTCGTGCCCGTGGTCCTCGATCTGCGCGCGGAATCGCGACGAAAGACCGCCGATCTGAGACGTGTCTGTGATGCGGAGTGTCATGGATTCACCACCCAGATCCCGCGTCGACCGTGGTTGCGGGTATCGAAGTGCAGCCAGGTTTCAGTGAAGTCGACGTTCTCGATGGCCGACAGATGCGGGAACAGATCGTCGTGCTCAAGCACGTCGTCGAAGACCTCCCGCGGCGTTGCCCGGGCGAACTTGCAGTCGAACGCCCGACCGTACTTGTGTTGCGAGTACGTTGCGCCCGTTTCCGTATCGGGCCGCCGAAGACCGGACTCGCTGTAGCTGCCGTGCCATAGCCAGTCGTTGACCGTCAGTGTCCCGAAGCGATCGCGTAGCGCATCGAGGGTGATAAGCGCCTCGACATCGAGCAACTCGATCGCCCGCTCGCCCCTCGCTTCGAAGATGTCCGGTGGCACAAGTTCCTCGATGCGGAAGTGTCTCGGTCGGTAGATCATCCGGTCGCTCCTGCCTGGCCTTCTCGTTCCGCTTCCGCCCTGGTTGCTCGTTCGCGCTGCTGCTCCACCGTCGTCGCGAGCTGCCGGCCGTGGGCGGCATCGACGCGACGACTGAAGTGCGCGAGCGTTTCGTTGGGCGTCTTCGGTTCGATCCGAAGCAGCCTGGCCGAGTTGTTCAGCGCCAGCAGCCGGGCGTCGGCGCCGGACGGTTCCGGCGTGGGTGGGCGCGACTCACTCGCGCGCGCGCCCGCGCCTCTTTGGTTAATGGTTAATGGTTCGGGTGCGCTAGCTACCGCACCCTTACGGTTCAAAAACGCACCCTTACGATTGTCAAAACGCACCCCTACGGTTTCTTTAGGGTGCGTTTTCCGCAGGGCATGGCCATGCGGTGCGTTTTCCGCACCGAGAGGGTGATTTTCTCCTTGTGCAGTCAATGACTTAGCATCGCCGGATTCGGCCGAATTCGGGGTAACGCCTAACGGTGCGTTTTCCGCACCCTTAGCACGATTCGGGCTGAACGATCCCGGGTCGAACTCCGGCAGTTGAGGGCCCCTCTCCCAGTGAATTCGGTACAGCGTCGGAGTCCGGCCGTGGGCCTTTTCGAGCATTTCCAAAACACCGGAGTCCAGCAGTTTTTGAACGATGTTCGAGACCGTCCGCGCCTGTTGGTAGCCGCACTTCCACGCAACCCGAGCCAGTGACGGATACGTGTATCCTGTGTCGTTCGCGTGGTCCGCGAAGGCCATCAGCACGATCTTCTGATCCCTTGGCAGGTCAAGCTTCCAGACCTGGGCACTCGCCTCGACACTCATGACGCGGGCTGCCTTGCGGTGACCGCCGGACGCCAGCCACCTGGCTCGAAGTAGCCCCACTGCCGGCGGTTCCGAAAGCGGATCCACAGCGTCCAGGCTGGACGAGCATTGACGACCTCGAGGCGGTGCGCGTCCGTCGCCCGCCGTCGGCGAATCCGTCGCAGTGGTCGGCCCGTCTCGCAAACCTGCCCGTCGGAGAACCAGACCTCGACCCCCGTCGGTCCGAGCACGCGGCGTAAGCCGTCGATATCGACGTAGTTCGCGAGCTCTTCGATGTCATCCGGCGTGTATTCGAGCAGTTGCCCGCGCAGCCGGATCGAGACGTTGTCGCAAGGATGATCGTGCGGCGTTCGAGGGTCGTTGCCCCGGTGCCGGTGCAGGTAGACGTTGAACCGTGAGTTACGCGGCAGGGCCCACCAGCGCAGCATCTCGTGATCGCCGATGACCTCGTCAGGCTCGGCCGAGCCGCGCATCCAGTTCGGCCAGCGTTTCATCGTGGCTGCCGGAACCGGCCGGCTGCGGTGCAATGCGCGAAGTGCGACTCGTGGCGCCGGCTGTCGAACGTTGTGTCGCCAGGCTCTACGGTGTCGGCTTCAACCGGGGTCACCGTGCCGCCGCCCGTATTGAGAAAGACGATCCTCGCGCGACACTCGTGCGCGGAGCAACGAACGATGCGCCGCTCGTGGGCCTCGGTGGTGAAGTCAGGGTCGTCGAGGTTCATCGCACACCGGCGCCCGAACGGGAATACGGGACACGCGCCGGACTCTCACCGGCTGGCCATTCAGATGATGGCGGCGCGTCGCTACGCCCTCGAGTTGGGTTGGCGGGTTAACTCGAGACTGACTAACACCCGACACGCCCCCGACGAAACGCGTTCGGCGCCACTGGCGCGGAGGCATCGACGGCTCCCGGCCCGGGACCGGGGTGGCGCGGCTCACTGTTTTCGTGTCGGAACCAGAGGTTCTTGGCGTCTTTTTGCACCAGTGGTGCAAAGTATTCCGCGACCGCCATAAGCATGTACCCAGTTCGCAGCGAGAACGGATATCGCAGAGCCTCGCCACGCTCGGCCGCGCTCTTCGCGAACAGACTGGCAAAGACTTTCCGGTCATAAGACACTTAAATTGCCAATTAAAAACCCAGCCATTAGGCTGGCCCAAGAAGAACAACAATCAGGCAGCGTCGCTGGGCGGCTCCAAATGCCGCGTCAGGAAAATGTGCAGCGGCTCCATGGTGCTTAGACGGTGCGACTTGTATTCGCGGCGGGCGACCTTCTCGAGCGTCCGCAGTGGCACACCTGTTGCCTGCGAGACCTCCTCCCAACGACCCTTCCATCGCTGAAGCCCTTCAACCACCTGATCATGGATCGACATTGCCATGCGCCCGAGCATAGACCCGGATTAGGGTTTTATCAACCCGGAACAGGGCATGCCGCCCGAGTAACTTCTCTGCGCATGGCGCGGCGTTCAAAGAAGGATCGGCCTCCGGCGATAATCCAGGGCGTGCTTGCGGACAATGTGCAACGTCTGCGCGATCGCCTATGGCCGGAACTGCCGAATCAGACGCAGCGCAATGAGCGAATCGCGAAGGACTCCGATACGTCGCTCTCGCAGATCGTGTGCCGCTTCACGTTGCCCTCGTTCAGCCGCCAGCGGATCATCAATCAGGAACTCGCGCCTGGGATCGATATCGTTGAGCGACTCGCCACTGCCCTGAACGTGCGCCCTCAGGATCTCCTGACGCCGTATTTCGCCGCCCAGGCTTATAGGCCAACGCTTGTTGAATCGGTCCGAGAGTCGGACCCAAACGGCCTGCCGACGACATAGAGATCGTTAGTATCCACGGAGTGTGGCGCACGTCACGCTAGACCCTAATCAGGGTTGACAAGACCCGGATTAGGGTTCAGTCTCGCCCCCATGGACATCCAACGCGTCTTACCGGGGCTTCCCTTGCATAATTTCGCTCGCCGACCGCGAGTCGGCCTGGCCGTTGACGGCTCGGCAATCACGACAAATCAGCCGGCTCGTGAAGAGCAGCACGAAGAACAGAATGGCGGCGACCAGCAGCAGCGGCCAAAAGATAACGCCCGCGATCAAGCAGACCAGAAAGATCAGCCAGGCGCCGCCCGTGGCGCCCTTGACAATAGCCTTTCCCTCAAAGCCGCAGGTCGGACAGTGGATAGTCGGCGCGGTGAAATACATGGCGACGGTCTCCTGTCAGTCAAACCTCGGACCCTATCGGCCCCGCCGATCGAAGACCAGTACCGCGCTCTCACCTGGGAACACATTTCACTCGAGACTGACCGTTTCGGGACGACCATCACGCACGCCCTCGACGAGACGGGCGAGCACGTCTGCCTGTCAACCGAGGACCTTTCATGAACGACCAGGCATATCTCACCAAGATCGATTTCCTCGGCGCCGACCGCCTCGACGAGGCATCCGACTGGGTTGCCGTTCGCGATGAACGAACCGGCCTGACCTGGGCGAAGGAGCCGATCGCGGTCGACGACTGGCTGCCCGAGACCGAGCAGCGAATCGCCGCCGAGCTAAAGGCATCGACTTTGGCTGGCATGGATGGCTGGCGGATCCCGACGCTCGAGGAGCTGGTATCGATCGTTCACACCGTTCGGCCGAGCATTGACTCCGCCTTCTTTCCGGGTTGCCCGATCGACTGGTTTTGGACATCAACGGTGTATGCGCCCTCCCCGGGCGGCGGAGCGTGGAGCGTCGACTTCTACAACGGCTACGCGTACTGGCTCGGCCGAGGCAGCGGCGGGTTCGCTCGCGCCGTGCGCGCCAGTCAGTCATCGGCCATTGGCTCGCCGAAATGAGTGCCGAGGTGATCGATCTCCGGTTCTACCGGCCGGTCCGAGCGGTACCGGCTTCGGCTAGCCGCGGTGCTGCCGTACCACTTGCCAACCCGGGTGTCGTTTACGAAGCCTGGGTCGAGTCGAACGCGAAGCGCATCTGGGCACTCCTGCAGCGATCGAACCGTCGCGACCGGACCTTCAACGACTTCGCCCTGGAGCTTTGGAGGACCCTCTGATGCCAAATGACTTCATCGAATCCTACGATGCCGACGTTGTCGCGGAACTTGAGCGTTACGACCGCCTGCGAAAGCAATGGGTCGATCGGCACGCAACTATCGATGGCTTCGACGCCTGGTTAGCGACGGAGGGATCGTCATGAGCACAACGCTGACACGCGAGCAACGTCTCGCCATGCAGTCCCAGGGATACGTCTTTCCGGATCCACGCGATCAGGAACTCTTTGATCGCGGCCGGGAACTTTCCTGGCACCAGCACATCGCTAGGAACTGCCTGGCGCAAGGCCGTCACGTAGACGGTCAGCCGATCAGTCGGACGAGACGGCTGTGAGCGGCGGCTGGCTTCTCGTCGCCGTGTTGCTGGCCGTTTGGCTCTGGTGGGGCCGCCGGCCTTCTCGTTGATTTCAATCGCAACAACACCATCAGGAGCTCACGCATGCCAACAGAAACGACGAAGATCGCCGCCGACGGCGCAGACCTCGCGCCTGACGCGACCGACTGGGTCGCCCTCCGCGACGACACGACCGGACTGACCTGGAGCCGCGCGAATATCGGCGACAAACGCCTGAAGCACAAGCAAGCCGTCAAGGCCTGCACCGCACTCGACCTCGCCGGCGCCACTGACTGGCGCCTGCCAACGATCCGCGAGCTGCAGCGAGTTCAAGGCATCGCGCCTGGCTGGCCTGGATGGCTGGCGGATCCCGACGCTCGAGGAGCAGGTATCGATCCTTCACACCGGTCTCGCTGATTCCAATAACAACCACAGAGGTGTCCCATGACGAAAGACGAGACAGAGCCGCGCTTCATCAAGGTCGGCCTGGACGGCGACGCCCTCGCCGGAGAGATGGACGACTGGGTTGCCGTTCGCGACCGCACCACGGGACTGACCTGGAGCCGGGCAAACGTCAGCGACAAACGTCTGACGCACAAGCAAGCCATCAAGGCGTGCGCCGCGCTTAATCTCGCGGGCCACGCGGACTGGCGCCTGCCAACGATCCGCGAGCTGCTCACCCTGGTTGACTACGGCCGGTACGGCCCGGCGATCGATATCGACCTGTTCCCCGAGTGCAAACCGAACTGGTATTGGTCAGACACACCGTATGCGCCCTCCCCGGGCGACTTCGCGTGGTACGTCGGCTTCTACCTCGGCATCGCGGGCTGGTACGGCCGTGGCGGCAGCGGGTTCGTTCGCGCCGTGCGCGCCAGTCAGTCATTGGCTGATGGGTCTTCACTCGAATGAGCCAGGCCGCACCACCGATCGTTCAGCTTGCGGAGCGCGTGCTCGTCGAGCTCGAACAGGTGGTCCGCCTGTTTCCGCGCTACCACAAGTACGCGGTGGGCGCGGATCTGCGCGAACAGGCGCGGATCGTCGCCCGTCGACGCGTGGTCGCACACTGCCGCGAGAAGTTGAACGGATGGCAGCGCCGGCACGTTCGCGGTCGCCGTTTGATCGGTCGGCCAGCGGACTTCGAAGCCGTGCGGTCGGTGTGGCAGAGCTATCTCGGCCACCTGTCACATGCCAACAGCAAACGACTGATTGGTCGCTTGCACCGTGAATTCCCGTGGCTCCGACGAGCCACGGCCAGAACGACTTTTGACTATCGCCTCGAGGGACGGACCGTCGTCCTTCTGGCATCCAGCCAACCATAGGGGAAATCGATGCAGACTTTGCAGGACGAGCTTCGGCAGACGATAGAGCGCCGTGTGCGCCAGGCGTCAGCGGATGAAATGACGCGGATCATCCTCGCGTTGATGATGGAGGACGAGATCGACCTGTCGGCCGATGAGGAGTCGCCAGAATCTGGCGATCGGTTCGAGTTCACGCACCACGACGACCAGATCGTGATCGATCACAGAAGCGGTCTCATGTGGTCCCGCGAAGAACTCAGCACCAAGCGAGTGGTGTGGGCCGAGGCCAATTCACTCTGCGGAGATCTCAAACTCGCAGGCTTCAGCGACTGGCGCTTGCCAACCGTGGACGAGCTGTTCGCCCTGGCTGACCGAACTCGATCTGAACCTGCGATCGATACTCGATTCTTCCCGGACTGCAAACCGAGCTGGTACTGGTCGAGCACACCGTATGCGCCCTCCCCGGGCGACTGCGCGTGGAACGTCAACTTCTACGACGGCTACGCGCTCTGGTGCAGCCGAGGCTACTACGGGTTCGTTCGCGCCGTGCGCGCCAGTCAGTAATTGGTCCTTTGGCTCGCTGTGTCAGATCGCACGATTGAACCCGAGTGCCTGTGCCGCCTGCCGGAGACAGCTGGCTATGCGTGTCCGGTTCATGACGCTGCCAGGGTAGGCGGCGTTGCGGCGCGTGGGGCGGCGCCCGATGCTCGCCCCACGACGCCGCACCTGCATTTGAGTCCAGATGAGCTCGTCGAGCTGACTGGGCTCAAGCGTCACAGCGCCCAGATCCGATGGCTTAACGCGAACCGCTGGACCTTCCAGGTCCGTGCCGATGGCCGGCCGTCGGTCGCGCGCGCGGAGTACTCGGCGCAGATGTGCTCCGGTCGGCCGAGCGATCCCCGGCGCGTCGGCCCCGATCTGGCGGCGCTGGACCGGCTGGGGTAACTTGATGCGCGTGGGGCGAAGAAGAAGAACGAACCGCCACCTGCCGAAGGGCGTGACCTTCGAGCATGGCGCCTACTATTACCGCTGTCCGGACCACAAGCGGATTCACCTCGGCCGTTCGCTCGGCGAGGCGATGGCGGGCTGGTCGGCGTTGGTCGCAACCGACGACGGAGAGCTCCGGACGCTGCACCAGGTGTTCGAGCGTTATAAGGTCGAGGTCCTGCCGAGGAAGGCAGCGGCGACACAGCGCAGCCAGGGATACATGGTGCCAATCCTGGACACGGTCTTCGGCCGCATGTCGCCGGCAGCGCTAAAGCCCAGGGACGTTTACGCCTACCTTGCCAAACGCAGCCGCAAGGCCCCGGGTGGCGCGATCAAGGAAGCAAACCTGCTGAGCCACTGCATGACCAAGGCGGTTGAGTGGGGTGTCGTCGACGAGAACCCGTGCCTGCAGGTCCGCAAGGGCGAGTACACGCCGGCCGCTCGCGATCGCTGCCCGTCGGACCTCGAATACGTGACGGTGTATGAGCTCGCCAGCGAGCGAATGAAGATCGCGATGGACATTGCCCTGTTAACCGGGCTTCGCCGCTCCGGCGTGATCTCGCTGACGCTTGACGCCGACACGGCGGACGGGCTGCTCGTGCCCAGGCCCGGTAAGACGACGAAACCACTGCTGTTCGAGTGGTCGCCGGAGCTCCGGGAAATCGTGGACAGGGCGAAGCGACTGGAGCCACGCGTGCGACGCGCCCTGCTCTGCACAACGAACGGCCAGCACTACACGCCGGATGGCTTCACGACGAACTGGACCCGGTTGATGGCAAAGGCAAAGAAGGCCGGCCTTGATCCGTTCCGCTTCCAGGACATCCGGGCGAAGTCCGCAACCGACGACGACGACGCGACCAGCGCATCAGCGAGGCTCGGGCACTCGACCGTGGAGATCACGAAGCGGGTGTATATCCGGAAGCCGTCGAAGGTGAGGCCGCTGCGGTGAATCTCAGATTCTCACCGCACACGTCGAAAAAGGAGATTTGACGATGAACGTTAGCACCACGGAATTGGACGAGGTCTCAAGGACATTCGCAACGCCCATTCTGGCATCGATCACGACGGGCACACTGCTCTGCCGCTCATTCTCGGAGATGCACGAGGCTTGTGAGTGGCTGCTCGGGCGATTCGTCTGGACGCATGAGTTTGCGGATGATGCGACGTACGATCGCTTGAAGGCGATGGTGCTCGATCAGCATCCTGACTTTGACCTTCAGGCCGATGGCATTGATGCAGATAACTGGGCGCCGTTCGCGCTTCACTTGATTGAGCAGCTCGGGCCGTCACGGGTAATGGTGAAAGTCCCCGAAGGGGAAGCGAAAACCAAAGACGGCCGACGGATCGAGTTGGAGCCAGTCGTGTGAAAAGATATGGATCCAATCCATCACCGCCCGACTCCACGACGAAGCCACGGCCGCCGCCTTCGCCGTCGCGCGCGACTCGCAACGCATCGGGAAACGATCTGGTCGATCTGATTGGCGAGTGCCTGGCCAGAGGCCACAGTGTAGAGATCGTCAAGTGCGGGCAGTACGCGAAGCCCGGAAAACCCTTCCTCTGTCGGGTCAGCAGCGGCGGCTTCGGGTCGGATGACCACTTGGTCTACGGCGACGACGCCCGCACGATCCTTCTGAAGGCGATGGAGCACGTACTGGCGCACGGCTTCACTCAGGAGCAGGACCGATACGGACTTGGACGCAGACGATGACCAGGACGAAGCTCAGCTGACCGCCATCCACCACCCTTTAAGGAGCATTGACGATGAAGCTGACGGACGCCATTCAACGATTGGAGCGCGAGAAGGAGAAGCTGGGCGACGACTCAGCCGTGTCTTTAATCGGTCTGATCGAGATCATCTTTGCTGATCAGCCGCGGGTCATCGAAGAGCACAAGGCCAGAGAGCGTTTGGTTTGGGATGTCATCAAGGCGAAACGCGATGCAGGCTATCCGCGCGATGCCGTCTTCTTTGTGAGCGTGTGGCCGGAGGCGCTGCAGGCTTTGCTGGCGGCTCGCTCGAAGCCATGATTTCCCACAACCCCCACTTTTTCCCACACTGCCTAGAACCGCATAGCATCTCAAAGCCGCGCCGGCTGGTGCCCCGGGCAAGACTCGAACTTGCGACCTTCCGCTTAGGAGGCGGACGCCCAGTTTCACGTAAGGCATTGAGCCAGAAGCCATTCAGTGGCAACGGCTGTGGGAAAAATCGCTCGGATCAGCCGCCGTAAGTGGTTGATTGACCGAGATAGCGCGAATTATTTCCCACAGCCTGAGAGGCCCAGAACGATGCCTGACGATAGACTGACGACCCTGCCGCTCGACCGCATCGAGCTGTCCCGGACCGACGCCCAGGTTGCCCGCCGCAAACGATTTGACGCCGCGGCCCTGAGTGAGCTCGCCGAGAGCATGCGCCAATACGGAGTGCTGCAGCCGATCATCTGCCGCTCGACCGCGACGGATTACGAGCTCGTCGCCGGCGAGCGCCGTTACCTCGCGGCAAAGCAGGCAGGCCTCGCCAAAATCCCAGCCGTCGTTCGATCGCTGTCGGACGCGGCGGTGATTGAGGTGCAGCTGATCGAAAACCTGCAGCGCGCCGACGTGCACCCGATGGAGGAGGCGGAGGGCTACCAGCAGCTGATGAAGCAGCACGGTCGTCCGATCGAGGAGCTCCATGCCAAGGTGGGCAAGAGTCGCAGCTATGTTTACGGGCGGCTGAAGCTGCTCGACCTGTGCAAGCAGGCCCGCAATGCGTTCTACGATGGCAAGCTGTCGGCCTCGATCTCGCTGCTGGTCGCTCGGATCCCGGGCGAGGCGCTGCAGAAGCAGGCGCTCGATCGGGTCCTCGGCGGGCATTTCTGGCAACCGATGAGTTATCGCGACGCGAGCGATTGGATTCAGCACGAGCTCATGCTCCGCCTGAAGGACGCCCCCTTCCCGACTGACGACGTCCTGCTCGACGATCAGGCGGGGCCGTGCACCACCTGCCCGAAGCGGACCGGCAATCAGCCGGAACTGTTTGGCGATATCCAGGGTGCAGACGTCTGCACAGATCCGGCGTGCCACAAGGGCAAACTGGTGGCCTGGGGCGAAAGACTCCTCGAGGCGGCCGAGGGGCGCGGTCAGAAAGTCATTGCCGGCGCCGAAGCGAAGAAAGTAGCGCCGCGCGGTGCGGCGCAATACCAAACGCTAAATGGCTGGCACAAGCTCGACGAGAAGAACTGGGACGTCGGAAAAACGATCAAGCAGATCGTCGGCAAGACCGCGGAGCGGGCACTCCTGCAATGCCCGGAGACCGGGCTCGTCGTCGAGGTCGTCTCGGCCGCGACCGTCAGGGCCGCGCTGAAGGAGTCCGGTCAGCGGGCGACGACGAACGACCCGTACAAAGCGGCACAGCAGAAGCAAAGGATCGAGCGACAGTTCCGGCACGCACTCTATGCTGAGATTCGGCCGACGCTTCCGCCGCCGACGCCCCAGGCGATCGCGGTGACCTTGCTCAAGCGGCTTTGGCACGACGCGGTCAAAGTGCTCTGCACCGTGCGCGGCTTCGAGGCACCAATCAGTAAGGGCTACGGCGGTAGCAAGCACAAAGACTATTTGGCGATCGGGAAGGGTATCGAAAGCTGGACCGACGAAGCTGCCCAGGAGCTGATCAACGATATGCTTTACGTGAGCGAGCTCATGGTGTCGACGCACTCAACGAGTCAACCCAAGCAGCTCCTCGAGGCCGCGAAGGCCGCCGGCGTGGATCCGGCCGCGGTGCGGCGCAGCGTGTCGCCGGCGAAGAAAAAGACCACGAAGAAGAAGCCTGCGCAGAAGAAGAAACAAGCGGCCAGCAAAAAGAGGGTGGCACGGAAGAAGGCGGCGGCACGATGAGCAGCTACGTGTACCTCGGCAGCGAGCCGGGGCTTTGGACTGTTGGATTCTACCGACCAAGCGGAGAGTGGGAGCCGGAATCAGACCACGAAAGCTCGGAAGCGGCCGCCGCGCGCGTGGCGTGGCTGAACGGTTCCGTGACCAACGTCGATGAGGAAGTTCGCGATGTGCCGGCCCCTCAACCTTACACTGATGGGTCTGCGTCATGACCATGAAGGAGCGCAGCGCCTATCCGCTCAGTTGGCCCGATCACTGGCCGCGAACAACGAAGTTCGGGTCGTCGAGCTTCCGCACCACGCTCGCCGGCGCGCTCAACAACGTGCAGAACGCCATCAATACGCTGCGCTCAAAACACCATCCGGACCGCGGTGGCGATGCCGCCGCATTCCATGAAGTCCTCAGCGCGTACGAGGCGGCCCGCGCTGAAAACCGTTAGCAGTGGTCATCAATTTCACCAACCGCCAATAGGAGGAAACCTTATGGCAACGCGACAGATGCACCCGGCTCAGGATGCGAAAGAAATGAAGGTCCACACGCGGCTCAAGGTGTTTGACATCTTGATCGTTAAGGGGCTTGACGTATCTGAAGCGAAGGAGAAGGCGCGTGAAATCGCTGACTCCTTCACCGATGACTACGAAGAGTAATCAGACCAGGCGGCGGGCTTCGGCTCGCCGCCGCTGACTAAGGAGTACTTGATGAATGAACGGTTTGTGAAGATCGGCGCCGACGGCGCGGAGTTGCCGGCGGACGCCGGTGAATGGGTTGCCGTGAGGGATACGACGACGGGGTTGGTCTGGGCGGTGGAACCCGTCCCGGTGGATGACTGGTCAGACGAGACAGAGGCCAGGGTCGCTGCGGAACTCGCTGCCTCACCTCTGGCGGGCCTGAACGGCTGGCGGATCCCAACGCGCGCCGAGCTCGTCACGCTGATCGATGACACGCGGTACGATCCGGCGATCGATATCCGTTTCTTCCCCGACTGCCCGAGCGATTGGTTCTGGACGTCGACGAAGGCTGCGCCCTCCCCGGGCGACTTCGCGTGGTACGTCAGCTTCAGCTACGGCGGCGCGAGCTGGGGCCTCCGAGGCAGCAACGGGTTCGTTCGCGCCGTGCGCGCCAGTCAGTAATTGGTCTTTTGGATACGGCCACGAAGAAGCGATCGGCGCCGGGCGCTTGTCGTAAGTGTGACTCAGACACTCTTGCGGCGCGGGCGCCGCCGATAGATTGGGTTGCTCCACTCCACCCTCGGATGACCGCCATGAAGCACGCAAGCCTCTTGCTACTGATCTGCACGCCCTGCGCCTTCGCTCAGGATTGGGAGTCCTCCTACAGCTACATCGGAGTCGACTACGCCCAGCTCGACGTCGACGTGCTCGGGACCACGCTCGACGCCGACGGGTTTGCGCTCGAAGGTTCCGCTGCGCTCGCCGATCACGTTCACGTCTTCGGTACCCATGCCAGCGCAACCAGCGATGACCTGTCGGCCGATGTCACCTATCAGGAGCAAAGCGTCGGTCTCGGTGTGCACTTCAACCTGCAGCGCGCCTCCGTGCTCGTCCAGCCTGCGGTCAGCGTGTTCGCCCGTATCGGGTACATCGATGGCGAGATCGAGGTCGACGGGCTCGGGTCATTGTCGGACGACGGGATCACGCGCAGTTTCGGGATTCGTCTGATGCCAGGCCCGCGGTCCGAATTCCGCGGGGCAGTCGAGTATGTCGACATCGACAGCACCCGGAGCGGCACGGCCGTGTCCATCGGCGGCGACATTTACATCGGCGAATCGTCAGCGCTCCGGCTCGGCTACATTGACTACCTCGACGAGGACGCCGAGGCGCTGACGGTCGGGGTGCGGTTCTACTTCGGGAACAGCGCAGCCGACTAAGGCGGCGTGATCAGCGCGGCGGACGATCGTCCGAACGCTGGCATTCCGTCACGTTGTATCGGGCGCCATCGTTGATGGTCTGGTACTCGGCCTGCTTCTGATCGTAGGACTCGGCCAGCACATCGTCGACGGCCTGGCTGTTCGGATCCATTCGCAGAAAGAAGATCCGGCAGATCTCCTGACCGAGCGACAGCCGATAGTTTTTCGTCTGCTGCGTCAACAGCGCATCGAGTTTCGCCTGGACATCTTCGAGCTGGTCGGCCTTCGCCGTCCCGCCCTGCCAGGGCAGCGTCTCGGACACGACCATGTGACCGCACTGCACGGCGAACAGGAACAGAAGCGAGTAAACGACCTTCACTTGCCAGTGCCTCGTCTGTTCAGGACGCGCGCCGACCGGTGGAGGCGTAAGCCAGAGCCAGATCCGGAGACCAAATCGTTCGACGTCACTGACCACTCCCATTCACCGCTGCTCCGATTGGGCGGCTACCTGGCCCGAAGGCGATCGGATGGTGTTTGCGACGAGCACAGTTGCCGCGCTCACGCCCGGTCCTGCCGCACGTCTTCGCGCTCGTTCTGCGCGTCGTCGCGTTCTTGCTGGTAGCTCATGATCGCGGTTTTTTGTTTCGAGCCGACCGACGACCCGAAATAGTAGTCCTTGCTCGCGAACACCATCGCAAACAGCACGCCGAGCGCGGTGTCGAGGATGCGCATCGCGGAAGGGTCAATGGCGACGCTTGCGACGACGACGTAGAACTGTGCGGCCAGCACGGCGAAGAAGCCGCACGAGTACAGGTAGGCCAGATTGCGCGGCGTGCTGTCGCCGGTTTCTACCTCCCGATGGCGGGCGTCAGCGCGATCGCCAGCGAGTACGCGCTCGAGGTCGACACCTGCCTCGGCGAGCTTGGCCTCAAGTGCCGACTCGATTTCGGCGACCTTTGCCATGGCGGCCGGGTCACTCTCAAGCATCATTGCGGCGGCCTCGTCTGAGTCTACGCCAAGTCCCTCGCGAATCATGTTGCCCGCCATGCCGCCGAGCGGGCCGCCGAGCATGCGCCCGAGGTTCGGTGCCGCGAGGCCGACGAGCTTCTTGAGCTTCTGGCCAATCTTCAACTTTGCCATTCGTCGATCCTCCTATTGCCGTCGATCCTTGATGTGTCCTGGCCAGACCCGATTCAATCGCTTGAACCAGATCTCGGCGCTGCGCTTCCGGGCCCCGCTACTTTCATGGTAGTGCCGTTTGACGCGGGCCGTGAAGGTGATTTCATGCGGCCGCTCGCGGAAGATCCATGAGCCGAAGCTCAGGTTCCACCAGATGTCGCCCGGGTAAGCGGCAATCCCTGAAATCCATGCGACGGCCTGCCAGGCCCACCAAACCGGATCGTCGTCTTCGTTGGCCTGCTCAATGAGCGGCTGCATGTGGGCGACGACGATGTAGCCAATCAGCGTGATGAGCGGCAGGAGCACAAAGAGAAAAAGTACGATGTTCATCACAAACTCCGGTTATGCAGCCTCGGCGAAGTCCGAAGGCGCGGTCGGCGGCACGAAGCTTTCCGTCCACCGCGCCGCCCCTTTCATCGCACGGAACTCGTCAACCCATCCGTTCATGTAGCCTGTGCCGGATTGGTAGTAAGGCGCGCCAACAACGACATCTCGGCTGACGCCGCCAGTCGCGGATGCGACCGAACCCGAAGCCATCAGCACGCCGTCATAGAACAGGTACATGATGAGATCCTTGACCGTCATCGCGACGTGCATCCACTGGTTTAGCGTCGGTGTCCAGGCTTCCGACAGCGAGCCGCCGGTGGTCCAGTTGTGTCTCCCACTACAGAGCGGGCTGCCGCTGGTGCCCATCCACATGTACCAGCTGCTGGCCGTGTCGCTGTTCCCGTTGCGCTTCGCCCACCAGCCGGGAAACGACGGCGAGGTCAGGTCGACGACATAGAACCAGCCGTCGAGCGTGTAATCGGCCGTGCCCCACTGGAATGTGCTGCCGCCCGAGCCGTCTGGCAGGCGCATTCGCCGCCCGCTCGCCCGGTTGTCGAATGACGTCGACCCGAATGTAACGCGACACTCGGTTTGTCATTTTGCGACACGGTTTGTCATCCCTTAAGGGCGAATAACAATGCGCATATTCCAGGTTGATATGCACACCGCTCAGGCTGCTGCCGGGTAATCGGACGGCGCTACAGGCGGCGTGAAATTCTCAAACCGTCGGCGGCGCGTCTTTGTACGGATGCCCGCCCGGCAAATTCGCCTCAAGCCCCCACTTCCAGGCGAGATAGCCCTCGAGCAGTTGTCTGTTTGTAGTGGTCAATTCGGTGTTGCCAGCGACGACTTCGCACAGGTCCATGTCCGCGTGATTTGCTGCGTTTGGATTGGCTCCTACGCTTGTCGGGTAAGCGCCCAAAACCAGCGCGCCGTTACTCGTGGTATTGCTCGTGTTGCCGGCGCCGACTTTCCCTGAATCAGATCCGGCCGCCGCCCCATCTGCAAACAAGTAGGCTTCATCGTCCGCCCATCGGATATCCCAGGCAGCCAGCACGTACGCGTCATACGACGAGCCAGCAGACGATGGAAACCTCAGAAAATTGCCGCTGCCATCCACGCGCTCACTTTGCACGGTCGGCGCGTTGTAATAGCTCGCATCATTGTTGCGACCGATAAACGGCGCCATGCGGGTGGCTCCGGCACCGCCCGTACCGACTAACAGATTTCGATTGGCACCCGCCGCATCGTCGCCCGTCTTTTTGTAGATCGCAATCGTCCAGCCGTACCCGACATTCCGCCAGGCGTCGCGCAGCGCTGAGTCGTGATTCCAAAGGTAATCGGAGCTGCCGTCGAAGCTCACGACGTCGAGCCCGTTTAGTTCTTCACTCAGGACAGCAGGCTGTTCGCTGGTCGTTGCCTGGACCAGGTGGTAATCGTTTCCGCTCTTGTCGTTCCATTGCGAAACCCCGGTCGCTATCGTGATCGACGCGGAGTCAGAAGCATCGAACCACAAGACGGTCGCGATTTGCGCCGGTGTCCACAATGTGGGCTCGCCACCTGCCGGTCTGCGCCACGCCGCCGCTGCTCGCATTAACGCACTCATGCGGCCGTCGTCTCGCCGGCCAGCTTGTAGACGTCGGCGGCTCGGCGCTTCAGCACCGCGAAGTCTCCCTGCTCCATGACCAATGTTCCGCCACGCGGAGTCACTATCACAGCGTCGTTGTCCTCGACCAAGGTCAGCCCGCCAGCTCCAGCGATCATCAATCCGAACTCTGCCGCCGCCGCGACCGGTTCCGTCGCGTCATCCAGCAGTGTGAGCGTCACGGCCGTCGCGCTGGTGAACTCATGCCAGGCCCCGTTCGTCAAGTCACCGAGCGTGTAGGTGTCGCCAGCGAGCGTGACGACCGGCGCGGTGGCCGGCCCGCTGTCACCGCTCTCGCCGGACACAATGCCATCGCCGTCGTACCGCAACAGAATCGTCTCGCCGGCGGCGACAGCGACGCCGGCGTCGCCAGTGGTGCCGGTCGTGACCGTCAAGGTTTGGGCGGTGTTGTTGGTCAAGAAGAACCGCGGCCGAGACGGACCGCCGTACAACGCGTCGAGGTCCGGATAGACGACGTTGATCGGCCCGGTCAGCACGACGCCGGTGTCCGACATCACAATGACACCGTACGGCCACTCGTCGGCCGGATCGAGCGGATCGCTCGCCTGGAACACGTAGTCCTCGTCGGCCGGGATGTCGATGACGATCTCCCCGAACATCGCGGCCGTGATCGCGCGATCGCCAGCGTTGATGACGACGTGGGGTTGCGCCTGCGCCTGTACCATCTCGGCGAAGCCGAGTTGCGGGTTGGTCATGTCGTTTCCTTCAGAGGGTCGCTTCGAGCGGATAGCCGCGGCCGACGACGGCCGACAGCTGGTAGATCCGGACCGTGACTTCGGCCTGCGCCGATCCGAAGTCCGTGGTCTGCTGGGCCGCGGTGTACAGCGCCGCAGGTGACGTCAGCGAGCCGATGGTCCGAACGACCGTCGACCCGTTCAGGATGTCAACCTCGTACGCTTCGCTTGCCTCCGACATTGGCACCGGCGCCCCGTCGAGCAGCGTGTCGGCAAGGCGGTCGCGGCGCGTCCAGCCGATCGTAAGATCCCCGGTCGAGTCACGCTCCCCGGCGGCCTGCACCGGCGAGAACGGCTCGAGCGCTTCGCCCGATCCGGTGAACGTCTGGTCGACGCCTGCGGCGAAGGCGGCGCCATTGGTCACCGGCCGGTAGATCCGCTCGGCGCCGATCTCGTTGTTCGCAAGGCTCGGACGGATGATTCCAGGCCCCGAGACCAGAACGAAGGTGTCGCCCGGCTGCGCTGTCCCGATCAGATGCTCGGTGCCACGGCGCCCCTGCAGGAGCCGCGTCAGGCGATATCGCCCGGTCGCGATCAGCTCGGCGCTGGCGAACTGGAAGATGTGCCAGCGGCCGTCCGCGCCAATCGCCGCACCGTTCGCGCCGGCGAGGACCGCAGCGTCCGTCCGACTCTCGAGCGTGCCCTGGCTGATATCGACGACGATTTCGCGCGCGTTGTCCCAGGTGTGCGGGTCGCCATCCGCCGGTGCGCTGACGACCGTCCCGATCGTCGCCTGGTTCGCCACCGTCGCGATGTTGTCGTAGGTCTCCCCGTCGACGGATCGAAACACCCGCGCGCCAGGCCAGTCGGTGCCGATGCCGGTGCGGACCGCGGCGACGTAGAACGCAGCGTTGTCGTCGGCCTCCCTGAGCGCCGGAAGATCGAGAAAGATCAGCGCGGTGCCGCCAAGCAGCACAACGCTCGACGGCGGTCTGAGTCCGGCGGGCGCAAGCCCGATCGACGTGTACGCATCATCGTCGTCACGCACCGCCTCGGCCGATCGGATCACGAGTCCCGCGTCGCTGATCGAGGTCAGCCGGATCCGGTAGAGCCGACCCTCGTCCGGCACCAGCAGCACGTCGGCAGGCTCAAGCCGATGCCATTCCGGACCGAGTGTGATCTGGTAGTTCCAACGGCTGGCCCAGGCCTCGCGGTGCACGATGTCCACGATCTGCGAGGCCTTCGCGTCGGACATCGCGACCGAAAGCTCCGTCGAGACGTCGTTGACGGCAATGGTATTGTGGCGCACGCGCGAGAGCTGCTCACCGCGCTCGTAGTCTCGCGCGACCGAGCGATAGCGCAATCTGACCTGCCGCGGCAGCTCGACGTCCTGCGCCTTCACCACCGAAAGCCCCGGCGGCCCCTCGGCGCCTGACTCGTGGACGCCGAAGTCGTCGACGGTCAGTGTCGCAACGGGTGCTTTGCCGCGGGCCGGGAAGCGCAGCGTTGGTCCGCGCTCAACGATATCGAACATTCCGACAGTCCGAAGCGGCGCGAGTGCGGAGCGCGCCGACGTCTCCCGGGTCAGGGTGTAGCCGTCAATGAAGTTCTCAAGGTGGTCTGACGCATCGATGCTTTCAACCCCTGCGCGCCCGCAGATGCTTCGAATGACGCTCTCGAGGGATGTGCCGTTCGTCTCGGTCCAGTGACGGAAGCTGTCGATCGCGAACGCGCCGTCACCCCAGGCGAAATCCGCGCGCGACGTCCAGTGCGCGGCGCCCGGCGGCGCAACCCCGCGCGCGGTCGGGCGGACCCATTCCGCCAGCGCGTCGTAGCCATAGATGAGCGCGCTGTAGGTGGTGCCGATGATCGCCATCGCTTCGTCGTACCACTGGATGCCGATCCGTGCCCAGGGCGCATCCTCGTCCGCGCCCCAGCTCTCCGACGGACTCTGCAGCCTCGCCTCGAGGCCGACGACGGTGCCGGGCTCGACGGTCGGACGGGCGTCGTTCGTCAGCGTCTTCTGCGTGCTGTTCGGATTGGAGGTGAAGCCCGCCCGTGCAGACCAGGTGCCGTCGAAGGTCGGCCCGACTTCGTCAATCGTGCCGGAGCCTGATCCGGTCCACGTCCACCCGGTGTCCCCGCCTTCGAAGTCGGCGTTGTCGAGCTCGTCACCGTAACGGACGAGCCCGCTGGTGCTGAGTCCGCCGGTGAGCCGAAACTGAAAGCGCCTGAGCACACTCATGCCGACCTGATCGAGCATGGCACCCTCGACGTCGGCCGACAGCAGATACTCCGTGTCGTAGCGATCGCGTTGCTGCCGGTAGTAGAGCGAGCTGCCCCGGACGTACGCGAGGATCACGTCGGACGTGCCGCTCTCGGTGGCGAGCTCCCGGTGGTCGTCGAGCGAGCAACGCACGCTGGTCGAGCCGGCCGGCAGTGTGTCGGTCGTGAAGCCGGGAATCGTCGGGTCGAACCAGTAGAACCTTGCCGCGCCGTTGGCAGTGTCCCAGGCGATGACCGGTTGCATGTTCTGGTCGAAGGCGAGCGAGCACGAGATAACAACGTCGGCGACAGAGACGAGCGTGACCGGATCGACGCCGGGCGTGTCGATGATGAAGTCGCCCTCGACAAATCGCAGCCGCCAGATCCGGACCTCCAGCCCCTCGCTGCCGTCGTTGAGCGCGACACCGCCGAGCTCGAATTCCTCGAGCGGCCGCTTGTAGCGGTTGCGGGGCGGCAGGAACGCGGCCGGGTACGGCTCGGTCGACAGTACGTCCTGAGGCAGCATCGTCGCCTACGTGGTACGCGCCCAGGCGAGTCGGAAGACCAGCGAGAGCTGGGCGGTGTTGTCCTTGGGGATGGCAGGATCGAATTCGCACTGGAACTCCATGCTCTGTCGCTCTGCCACCGACACCGGCTGCGAATTGCCCCAAAAAACCGCAACCGATTGAATGCCACCCGCGAAGTTGCCGTCGTCGAGTCCGAAGCTCCAGGTGGTATCCCGAAAGAAGTTTCCGGGCGTGTAAGCGCCGTCCGATGCGTTGTTACCGCCGTCGACCGAACCTGCCGGCGACCCGGTCACGGCCCCGATGGCGCCGTCGTAAGCGTTGATCCCGTTGTTCGAGCCGCCATCGTCAGCCGTCGCGATGAAGCCCCCGCCGGTGTAAAGACCGCGCGCCCACGCGAGGTTCGAGGCCCTGAGCGTCGTGTCGTGCGATCCGCTGCCGGTGATCGTGATCGAATCCACGTCGTCCACCAGCGGCGGGTAGACGATGAGCTCGTAGGCAACATCCAGGAACTCATCGGCCGCCACCGGGAAGGTCGTTGGGCTCCCACCGCCGTCGACGATCAGCGCACGCGAGAACAGGGTTGCGTCGCCGGTACCGACGCCCACCTCCGCGAGGTTGCCCTCGGCCGCGCCCTGGGCGAAACGGTAAACCACCGTCGAGTGATTGTCGAACGGCGAGCTGCCGTTCACCGTCCGGCCGACGCTCGTCTGCGTGCTGGTGGTCGCTACCTGGGCACCGAGGGCTGTGTCGGTCGCCGCCGGCGCGGTGTTGTCCGTGCCGACCTTGCACTGTGGAAAGGGTGTGTTGTCACTCGCGCAAAGATCAAGCCCGGTGTTGGTGATCAGGTTGTCGATCCATCGCGTCTGGCGCCGGACCGTGACACCGTCGCGACCGATGGCCGAGAGGCGGAACCGGCCGCGCAAGCGCATCGGCAGCAGAATCTCACGCTTCGGCTCGAGCAGTTTCGGTCGATGCGTCCACACACGCGGCGCCTTAATGTCGGTCGCTAAAGCGATTGGCCCTGTCATTCCGTGCTCCTTGATGATGGTTTCTCGGCGGCGGCGGCGCTACTGTCTTTCTCGCTTTTGCGGCCAGCCGCGAAACTCGACTTTCGAACCTCTGCGATGAACTGATCCATCTTGCTGTTCGTCGTGTCGTGGACTTCCTTGACTTTGACGAGGACCAGCAGCAGCCCGCCGATGGCGGTCACCAGGGTCGACAAGGCAATCGCAAGATTGGCAATTTCAATCACTGAGGTCGCTCCGTTGATTCCCCTAGGAAAGCGTGCCGCCGATCGGTGTGACCGACACGTCGATCTCCTCGTCGTCCGTCGGCCAGATGTCGTAGGTGACCAGGACGACATCCAGCAGTCCGGACACAGGCGCTGCGGCGATATCGATTTCTTCTGGCTCGTAGTTCTCGTAGCTCACCAGCTGGCTCGCCATCGCACCCGACACGGGCGCCGCGCCGATATCGATTTCCTCTGGCTCGTAGTTCTCATAGCTGACCAGCTGACTGGCCATCGCGCCCGACAACGCCATCGCTCCGACGTCCAGCGACTCGATCACCGACGGCGGATTACCGCCCCTGACGGGCGCGGCCCCGACGGTCATCTGCTCCTCAAGGCCGTACGGGTACGGCCGGGACGTCAGGACAAGCTCGCCTGACGAGACAATGCCGATCTTGAGCACCGGCTGGCGGTTCCCCTGGTCCAGCCTGAGCGCCCGGTGCGGCCAGACGATAAGGCAGACGCCCCGGTAGCCAGGCACGTTGCCCACGCCTTCATGCTCTTCCAGCGTCGGATCCGGCAGCTGGCTCTCCGTCCCCGGATAAAAGACGAAGGTCTCCGCATACGCGGCGGTCATCGCCACCCGGCCGGCGTAATCCGTGTCGCTCTCATCGCCGCGCTGCGGCCTGACGTCGTAGACCAGCTCGCCGTTCTCGTAGATAAACTCGACGCCCGATTTGATGCCTTCGCAAAGCGCGACGGCATAGGTCTGAAAGTACGTGAAGGTCGTTTGTTCCGGACCGCCCTTGCCAACCTCCTCCGTCGTCGCGAGCTCCCCGACCGGCCCCAGATAGATCGGGAACCCAGGCACCGCGTCGCGCCCGTACACGACCATGATTGGCGCCCCGGGATCGACGTTCAGCGATTCGAAATCGTCGAGCCTCGGGCCGTCCGGCAAGGGCGCCGGGAAAAGAAGCTGGCCCGCCGATAGACCGTAAAGCGACCCCTGGAACGCGCCCTTCGCCGCACCGCCAGGGCCCGCGACAAGGAAGCCAACGACCCCGCCGGCGATTGTTGTTAAGGCTTGTTCGGTGTTGCTCACGCGTACTCAACCCCGGGGAGCCGCCAGGCACCGGCAAGGCGGCGGGTCCACGGCTCACCCCACGACTGTTCGATCACCCGCGCGGGCTTTACCAACTGATACGCATGGATCAGCGTCGGGCCGGTCAGTAGTCCGATATGGCTCGGGCGACCGCGGCGGTACCGGATTGCAACCACGGTGCCGGGTGCCGGGTCCGACCGTTCGCACCAGTGCTCGAGGTGCTCAAGCAGCGCATCATTGACCGCCGTGCGTCCGTAGTTTCGCGGGGTCCGGTAGCCTTCCGGCAGGCCGACGGTTTCGGCGAGCGCGCACTCGATCAGCCCAACGCAATCGACCCCGAGTCGCGAGCGGCCCTGGTGGTGCCAGGGCACGTCCAGCCAGCCGCGGGCGGCGACGATGAGCTCGGCGGCCGTGGTCATCAGTCCCACCCGAGGTCATCGAAGAGATCCTCAAGGTTCTGATCGAGCGTGGCCTGGGTGAGCCTGGCGGAATACGCAGTGTCAACGCCGCTGTTGGTACCCGACATCAGCCGATCGCGACCGACGGCGAAGATGCCGACCCCGCGGAAATTAATGAAGTTCTCATGCACCAGCTTGCAGGTGATGGGCAGCAGGTCGCAGCCGGGGTCGACGGTTACGGTGTCTCCGATCTCGACGTCGGCCGGCGCTTCGTCCTGCAGCGTCACCTCGAGCGACTGCGGATCGCCGTCGAGCGTGGGCTCACTGTGCAGGCGGATCGAGCGGAAGAATCCTGCGTTGTCGCCGGCCGTCCAGCGCAGGATTCCGCCGAGGTAGTACGAGGCGATCACCGGCGCGGGGCCAGCGTCGAGATCGACGGTGAAGGTCTTGCGGTTTGCCACCGCAGACACCGTGCCGGTGCGGCGCTTCGCGAGCACGTCGAACTGACAGCGCTCATCGCCGAAGCGCTTCACGTCACACCGCTCCGAGGCGGTTCGGACGATCTGCTGCGACAAGGCCTGGGCAGCGCTTCTGACCTCCGTCCGGTACCAGCCGTGGGAGTCGCGGCGAAACTCGCCAAGCGTGCCTGCGACCAGCGCCTTCTGGCCCGCGCCGGGTTCGCGCCAGTCGACCAGGAGAAGCGTTGCCTGCGCCTGATCGTAGAGCCCGGCCTCGAGATCCTCCACCGTGAAGTTCGGCACGACGGCAAAGAAGGCGCCATCCACTTCGAGGTTCTGAACCGCGCCCGACGCATCGTTGACCACATCGGACGAGGTGATGCCCATGTGCGATCGATAGAGCCCGGCGTATTCGCCGGCCGGGATCTCAATGTCCCGATCGTGAGCGGTGCCAAGAATCGATTCACCGTTCGACTTCGTGATCCGCCAACACACGGTGAGTGTCAGCTGACGTGCGGCAAGTCGCGCCGCGAACGCCGACGTCAGGTCGAGCATCTACTCGCGCACTTCGCGGACGGTGAAAGCCGTCGCCTGGATTCGCACGCTCGAGATCTCGATCGGCAGCTCCGACGAGAAGCGCGCGTACACATGAAACTCGCCGCCCCAGAAGGTTGGCGTGCCGCCGAAGGCGGATTCCGGCACGAGCTCGCCGGTCGCCTCGTCAATCGTCCAGGTGTCAGGGTCCTGGGCGACACCGACCTCGTTAGCGATCAGGACGGTGCTGCCGAGCGGGCGATGGATCGTCCGGCGGTGGGTCAGCGTGCCGAAGCTGTAGTCCTTGACCAGCTGGTAGCTGCCGTCGCTCCCGGCCTCGATCGGCTGGTCCAGCGCCGTGATGTCGTTGCCCAGATCGGCCGAGCGGTAATCCGCATAGTCGATAAAGCGGAACCGGCCCCAGGTGCCGCCGACGGCAAGCCAGAAGGCCAGGATCTGCTCGATGTCGGCCTCCAGGCGTTCGCCAATCGGCACCGACGAGAACTGCCTGAGTGCCTGATCCCACAGCCTGACCGAACGCTCATAGCCGCTCTCGGTGATGATGTGGCGGGCCAGGATGACGGGCTCGACCGTAAATCCGAAGGCGGGACAGGTGGGGAATACGGGCAGCGGGTCGGCGGTGATCATCCGTTTCGCCTCGCCGCGCGCACCAGGCCCCGTTCGACCTGATATCCGATCTGCGCTTGCGTCGCGCGGGAGACGCTGCCCTGCGGCGCCTGGATCGAGAAGTTGATGACCGTCGCCGCGCCCATTTTGGACAGCGGCACGACGGCGCCCGAGCTGCCCGGCACGAAGTACTCAGGCTCGTTCTCGTTGACGCGGTATAGCCGGCCGGCAGTGACCGGCCCGCCCGTTGCCCGGCCGCCGCCGAAGATACTGCCGATGAACTTCGCGAACCCGCCGGCGTCATCGCCCGTTCCGATATCGCCGAAGATCTTCTCGGTGAGGCGAGCGGCCGCGGCCTGCGCAGCCATCTTGAGCAGCATGTCCCTGAACGCGTCGAACATCCCGTCGAGGCCGTCTTCGAACTGACTGAACAGCGTATCCGCGAAGATGTCCTGGGTGTTGCGCATCAGCTGATCGCGGACGGTGTCGAACTGCTCACTCACCTCGGCCAGTCCGTCCTGCGCCTGGACGACCGCGCGCAGATAGGTCTCATACGAGATCGCGCCGGCATTGAGCAGGTCGTTCAGTTCCGCGTAGGTGTCGCGCAGCCGCTCGGCCGGCGTGATGACCGATTCGGTAATCTCCCGACCCCGGTCCATGACCGATTGCAGCTCGCGATTCGCGTCGATCGTCGCGGCCAGCGTCTCGAGCTCAGCCTGCTGGGTCTCCGTGAGACCGGCCAGGCCGCCGCTCGCAATCTCGTAGCGGATTTTCTCGAGCTCGGTCAGCTCACCCGTCATCTCGATCTGACGCTCATAGGCGGTGACCTGGCTGTCGAAGGCCTGGGCCAGCTTCGTCGCTTCCGCCTCGAGTGCGCGCATCGCCTCAGCCGATTCGGTCAGGCCGTCGAGTTGTGCGGCCAAAGCGAGGATCTGGTCCTGCTCGGCGGCCGTCAGACCCTCAAGGGAGCCGCTCGCGATCTGATACGCCAGCCGCGCCGCCTGGCCGGTCTCCTCGAACAGCGCAATCTGCTGCTGCAGCTGCTCCTGGAGCTTCACGAACTGCTCGGACGGTGGCGTGACGATCGGTGTGCGATCGTCGGACTGGCCAGCAGGGCGTAGTGGTTGCGCCCCGCCAACGCCGACACCGCGTGCCTTTTCTTGCAGGAAGATCAGCCTATCGAGTTCGGTCTGCGCGCGCTCCAAGTCCTCGACCAGACCGGGCGGCCAGAAGCTCTGATCCGCGCCGCCCATGTTCTGGCGAATCGCCTCAAAGCCTTCGAGTTCTCTGCGGGCTCGTTTGATCTCCCGCTCGAACTCGACCGGCTCAATTTCCAGAAAGGCCGCGCTCAGCCCGATGACGGCCGCTGTCGCCGCGCTGAATCCACGAATCAGCGCCGACGTCAGTTCGCCTGCCGCCGCGATGGTTCCGGGATCCTGCAGCAGATCGGCCAAGTCCTGCAGCGCGCTCTTCGCATCGTTCATTCCGCCGGGCGCCTCGAGCAGATCGCCGAAGGCGTTCCTGACCTGGGTCAGCGCGCCGCCGAAGGTGTCGGCCGCGGCCCTGGCGGAGCCGCCGAACTGGGTCTCGAGCTCGGCGAGAATCACTCGCTGGGCCCCGGCGATGTCACCGGTCTTGGTCAGACTCCGGACCAGGTCGGCCTGCTGTTCCGAAAGCTGCACGCCGGCCTCGCGCAGCGCCGAGACACCGAGGATCGGATCGTTCAGCGCCTTGCCCACCTGCAGCGCCGACTCCTGCAGATTCTTGCCCAGCGCAACCGACATGTTCAGGATCGCCTCGGTCGCGTCGACGAACTCGTCGCCGCGAACCTGCGTGAAGGTCAGCAGCACGCTCTGCATCGCGGCGATCGCCTCGTCACCGAAGGTCGAGACGCGCTGAAAATCCTGCGCCAGCCCGAGCAGCTCGTCGGCCGTGAAGCCTGCCACCTGGCCGGTGGACTTGACCCGCGCTTCCAGTTGCCGATAGACGTTCTCGGCTTCGATGGTAGACTGGATGATGTTCCGGAAGATCGCGGCGCCGCCGATCACCGCGAACGCACTCAACACGGTGCGCTTCAGTTTCTGCATGCTCCGGTCGATCCGGCGCGAGCGGTCGGATGCCGCTCGAGCGGCACGGTCCATCCCCTTCTCGAAACCGCCGACGCGAGCAATGAGATCGAGCGTCAGACTACCGAGAGAACGGGATGCCATGGTCAGTCCTTGCTCACTTTGGCAGTCTTGAGAATGTTCATGAAGTCCTCAATGGTCGCCTCATGCTCCGGCTCTTTCGGCCACGGCATCAGCGATCGCTTGTCGCCTTTGACAAACGGTGAAACGGCCCGTGAGATCGCCGCGTCGAGTCGCAGCAGCGGGTTCAACGGGCCGACGATCTTCTGGTACGCAATCCAGCTGCCTAGCTCCTCAACGCTCATCCGGGCACGGAGCTCAGAGACGGTCATGCCGCCGAGGGCGAGCGCGAGGTCATGCAGCAGGCGGTCGGTCGGCGTCAGGCTTTTGGGTCGGGAATCCTCTTGTTGACTTCGCCGATCGCGTCCATCATCGCGCGTCCCAGTTCCGGGTGAAGCTTGTAGGCATCCTCGAACGGGATTGACTCCTCGCCCTTCGCGCCGAGCGTCACACACTCTGAAATCAGGTGAGCCATCCGACTCCGCTTCTTGCCGGCCTCTTCGCGCAGAAAAACCCGTTCGTGCTCGCCGATGGATAGCTTCTTAACGAAAACCACCGCCTCGTACGGGCCCTCCCCGTCGATCGAAAACGTGATCTCACGCTCGACCAGTCGGTCGTCGACAAAGCCGCCGACGGCGCGGAATTCATCCAGAGACCTCACGTGGCGGTCTTCGGCACGAGCAGCGGCTCACCCGAAACCTGGATACCAATGTTCGACTGAACCGACTCGTTCTGGGCGAAGCTGAAGGGGAAGGAGTTCATGAAACCCTCGAAGGTGATCCAGCTGCGACTGTCGTCCAGCACGAAGTCGCCTTCCCCCGCGCTATCCAGCGCAACCGTCGGATCGACGCCGGTGTTGTCGGAAAACCCGACCGCCCAACGCAGCTGGGTGCCGGCCACCTTGAGCTGGTGCAGCCGGATGTGGCTGGCGTCGCCCGGGTTCGTGTAGATCCCAAAGTTCGCCGTGCCGGGCGTGCCGAGGCCTGCCTCGTAGCGCCGGACGAGATCCTGCAGGCAGGTGACCTCGTTCTGTTCGATCTGGACGTCAATGCCGTCGATCGAGGTGATGCACCCGATGACGAGTAGCGAGTCGTCTGCCGGGTCGATGGTATAGAGCTCAGTGCCCTGGGCTTTCATGTCGATCTCCTCTTCAGGATCGTGGTGTCAGAAACTCGGTGGTGAACGAGTAGCGATAGAGCTTCGTCTCCGGCTCCCGGAATTCACCGTTCCAGGAGACGACATAGGCGACCGGTTCCACCGCGTTACGAATGGCCTCGGCCGCGGCCCGTGCGGTGGCCGCATCGTCTGCATAGACATCAACCTGCACGCCCCAGCGATCGTCGTCGGGCGTGTCGGCGAGCTTGTTCTCCGGGGATCCGTAGACCGTCTGCCAGACGGCGTACGGACGCTCCACGCCCTGCGGCGCCTCGCCGAAAAGAAAGAAGCGCACAGGCGCGCTGCCGAGCAGCGCGGTGACCGCGGGCGCCGCCGACGCGATGGCGAACACCGGCGCATTCACAATTCGGTTGCCACCAGCTTGTCGATCTGGCGCTCGAGTTCATTCGCCACGGCCGCGGTCGCGGCGACCTGGTTGTTCTCAAGCGCCGGCAGCAGGAACGGCTGGGCGCGCGTTCGCGAGGTGCCAAGCTCGACGAAGCGCCAGTACCAGGTGTCGCCACCCGGGTTCGATTTGTCACCCAGCGTGGCGTAGCTCTGCCCGACCCGGCCCTTGCGGACGTTCTCTTTCGTGTTGCCGTACTGCCGGGCGCCGCCCTTCACGCCAACCCGAATCGCAATCCCGCCGTTCTTCCGCCCAAGCCGGGCCGACGACTGCGACGAGATGTTGCGCGCGATGTTCTCCGCCGTCTGCGGGTTGTCGATCCGCTTCGCGTTTTGACGCGCCGCCTTTGCGACAAGGTTGGCGCCCTTGCGCACAGCCGCGCTCAACCCCTTCTTCTGCAGCTTGTCCGGAAACTGCCGCAGGCGTCTCAACGCCTGCTCAAGACCCTGTAGCTCGAACTCGTTCGCCATCGATCCTAAGCTCCTCTTCGAGCGTCGAGAACGGGAACCGCGTCAGCGCCGATCCCGGCGTGCAGTTGACGATCGGCGCGCCCTTCCAGCCG